AAAAGATTAATTAATTAAATTATATTAATTCTATGGATGGCAGAAAAAACAATGGAGGACACTCAACAAAAGGTAGAGCTGGTAGAAAACCAAAGACAGAAGAGATACAACTTATAGAAAAACTAAAACCATTAGAGCCTTTGGCTTTTATAGCACTAAAGGAGGGATTAGAAAAAAAAGACTATAAGTATGTACAGCTTTATTATAATTATTATGTAGGTAGGCCTAAGGAAACAAAAGACATTCATATCAACGATGACCAACCAATATTCATTGACTAATGTTTACTAAGACTACAGCTCTTACAAAACTTAGATCATTAAATCAAAGAACAAGAATAATTAGAGGAGGTAGCTCTGCTGGTAAAACTATTGCAGTTCTTTTAATACTTATAGACTATGCTTGTAGAAATCCACATAAAGAAATAAGTGTAGTAGCAGAATCAATACCTCATTTGCGTAGAGGCGCTTTAAAAGACTTTCTAAACATAATGAAAGCCTTGAATAGGTACGATGAGAGAAAGTTCAATAGAAGTATCTTAAAATACGAATTCAGCACTTATAGCTATATAGAGTTCTTTAGCACAGACCAGCCTGACAAACTAAGAGGTGCAAGGAGAACAGACTTATTTATTAATGAGTGTAACAACATCAGCTTTGAAGCATACCAACAACTAGCTGTAAGAACATCAGGTAATATATGGCTTGACTATAACCCTACAAATTTGTTTTGGGTAGATAAAGAATTGATAGGCCAAGAGGATACAGATTTCCTAACACTTACATACAAAGACAATAACAGCTTACCTGAATCTATAGTAAAAGAAATAGAGAAAGCTAAAGTAAAAGCTAAGACATCTACATATTGGGCTAATTGGTGGAAAGTATATGGACTTGGAGAGATAGGTAGTTTAGAGGGTGCTTGTATTCCTGATTGGAAGTCTATTGATAAGATACCTGATGATGCTAGACTTTTATGTGCAGGTCTTGACTTTGGTTATTCTGTTGATCCTACAACTTACATAAGGTTATACAAATGGAATAATGCTTATATATTTGATGAGCTACTTTATAGAAAAGGTATGCTTAATAGAGACATAAGTAATTTCTTAACAGACAATAGAGTTTTAGAACATATATACGCAGATAGTGCAGAGCCTAAGTCAATACAAGAGCTGAGAAACTATGGCCATAGAATATTCCCTGTAACAAAAGGTAGAGATTCAGTTATATATGGAATCAACCTTATAAATCAAAATAAGATATATGTAACATCTAGGTCTAAGAATCTTATAAAAGAATTACAAGGATATGTATGGGACAAAGACAAAGAGGGAAACAACATACAGAAACCTACAGGTGCGCATCCTGACTGTATTGATGCTGCTAGATACTCTTTAATGATGCAGCTACAAAACCCAAACAAGGGTAAATATGCAATAAGATAACAGAGGTAGATAAAACTTTTATTAAAAATTGTTAATTATTCCAAAATAAAGTTGTAGATTTGAGTATAATTAAAAACAAAACAATATGAAAACAATAGATAAATTAAATAAAACAAAGTTTAACCATCTATGGAAAACAGATAAAATAGATAAAAAAAAGGTTGCTCAAAAATGGTTTACAGAATACGGAATTAAGTCAACAATATCACCTAACAAAAAATCTTTATTTGTTTGGGTAAATGACCAACTTATAAACATTAGTAATGACGAAATAAACTACAGGGCCGACTTATATCGTAGAGAATTTATAAACGAAGAAACATTTTAAAAACAAAACAATGAAAGAATACAAAAAACTTAATACAAAATTACAAAATGGTACAATTACTAAGTCTGAAAAGAAAAGACTTTTTATGTTAGCATTTGGAGAACAATTTATAAATGATAAAAACCCAAGCAAAAAATGGAGAGCATAAAGTTTTTTATCAAAGCATTACTACTCTCCTTTTTCTTTTGGTTAGGAGTATGGGTACAGTTAATGTATTTATAGTACACACTCGGTATATTAGTTGTTATAATATGTTTGGTTAATTTTTCGTGGTAACCGAGTGATAGGAGGTCTCAAAAGGGCCTCCTTTTTTTTTGACAAAAATCCACTTTAGATTTCGATATATATATATGAGAGTTAAAATAAGTGTACCTAATGATTTGTCAGAAATCAAACTAAGTCAATATCAGAAGTTTTTAAAAGCACAAGAAGAGAATCAAGATGAGAACTTTTTAGCAACTAAGATGATAGAGATATTTTGTCATATAGACAACAAACAAGCCTTTCAAATGAAGCTGAAAGATGTTAATAGTATAACCAAAACTATATCAGATATGTTTGAACAGAAACCACAGCTTATAAATAGATTTACAATGAATGGTGTTGAGTATGGTTTTATACCAAACCTTGACGAGATGAGCTTAGGTGAATATGTCGATCTTGATACATATATATCTAAATGGGATGAGATGGAAAAGGCTATGGCAGTATTATATAGGCCGATACAAAACAAAGTAAAACATAAATATAGTATAGAAGATTATACAGCTCAAGGTCAAGAAGTATATAAAGATACCCCTATGAATGTAGTGTTCGGATCAATGTTTTTTTTTTACCGTTTAGGGATGGACTTGTCGAAGATTATGACCTATTATTTTCAGGACAAGGAGGAGCTTCACTTACAGGAGTCCAACAGTTTGGTGAAAAGTGGGGATGGTATCAATCAATTTATGCACTCTCTCAGGGAGATATTAGAAGATTTGAGAATATCACTCAATTAAATTTACACAGATGTTTGACTATGCTAACATTTATGAAAGAAAAAAGCGACTTAGAATCAAAACAATTAAAAAGTAAAATGAGATGAGTAATCAAGGTATAAGAGGTTTTTACCAAGTAACAGAAACAATCAAAGCTAATCTACTTAGTGATAGTGATGTCAACTCTGTAACAACAGGTGATATAACACAAATAGATTTAAACAAACAAACAATATTTCCTTTAGCACATATTATAGTAAACAGTGTTACAGCTCAAGAACAAACATTATCCTTTAACATAACAATTATGGCAATGGATATTGTAAACGAATATAAAGATGCAGAGACAGATATATTTGTAGGTAATGATAATGAACAAGATATATTAAATACTCAACTAGCAGTATTAAACAGAATTATACTCTTGCTGAGAGGAGGGTCATTATATACAACAAAATATCAATTAGATGGAGACCCTACTTGTGAGCCTTTTTATGAAAGGTTTGAAAACAGATTAGCTGGATGGGCAGCAACAATGGATATATTAATTGAAAACGATATAAGTAGTTGCTAATGGAGTTACAAGGTACAAGGGAAATACTAAATAGTTTTGCAAAGTATGTAATACAGCAATCGAGAAGTAATCTATCTAAAGATAAAAAGAATGTTACTAAGGCTTTATATAATTCTTTAGACTACAAGATACTCTCAGACCAATCAGGTTTTATATTACAATTCCTAATGGAAGAGTATGGAGCTTATCAAGATCAGGGTGTTTCAGGTACAAAGAAAAAATATAACACACCTTTTAAATATACAAACAAAAGACCACCTGCAAAGGCATTTGACAAATGGACTGTGAGAAAAGGAATAGCACCAAGACAAAATGGAGGTAGGTTTGCAAATAGAAAAGGATTAAACTTTGCAATAGCTAAGACAATATTTGAACAAGGTATAAGGCCTAGTTTATTTTTTACAAAACCTTTTGAAAAAAGATTTGAAACACTACCTAAAGAATTAATAGCAGCATTTGTGAATGATGCAGAAAAAACAATAGAAGATGGCAATATTTAAAGTAAACATAAACTCACCTGTATATATAAAAGTAGCAAACACAAACCTAGCTGACTGTAATCTTAATATATCAATATTTAGTGGGACATATCAAGCAAGTCCTGACATAACTTATCAGTTAAGGAAGAATGAAGTATCTAATAACAACTTTGTGATATTTGAGATAGGTGAGCTTATAAAAGATTATATTAACTACAGCTTTAGTGGAACATTCGGAAACAATGGCCTTAATGTTTGGGTCAAGACAGTTGCAACACCTAGAAACTCATCAGGTACAGCACTTGATGCAATTACAACTAATATGTTAGCTTTTGATGGTGTAGGCTATTTTGAAGATGGGTTTACTACAGAAACACAAACTAATAGTGCGACCACACTATCTCTTAGTGCTTTTAAAGGTAGTACAACTAAACTGATGTCTAAT